TCAACATATATTACGCCACAATCTTTTTATCCTAGTGGAGTTTAATTATGGCAAAATACGCAACAGGTAAAAGATCCCAAGCAATATCAGATAGATCAGGCATGGCTTTTCCATACACAGAAATGGTTAAAGAATGGAACGGAAGTCTTGTTCACATATCTGAATTTGAACCGAAACATCCACAAATTAGAAGAAGGCACAACACGGCTGATGCCATAGCTTTACAGAATACAAGAAACATGAAATTTCAACAACCATCTGTAAAATTTTCTAATGATGTTACAATATCAGATTCAGGTGGTGCATCTGTTGGTGTAGCAAATTTATCTTTGCCTGGAGACTTTGCGTTTAAAACACAAGATTTTGAAATTACAAGAAATGGTGTTACATCCATAATTCATAGTATGGTTCCTGAAGATCCATCTTTACAAAATAGAAGAAGGGAAATGTTATCATTAATAGGACAAGTGGAGGTTAGTATTTCATAATGGCTATTACACATTCAGATTTTTTAACACAAGTAAGAAACTATACAGAGGTAAGTAGTAATGTATTATCAGATTCTCAAATACAAGAATTTATAAGAAACGTTGAATTAGATGTTGCAGGTAAAGTTGATTATGATGATTTACGAAAATATGCAAATTCAACTTTTACGGCAGGAAATAGAGCTGTGTCTATGCCGTCAGATGTTTTAGTTTTAAGATCTGTTGAACATTTAGATTCAAGTGGTAACAGAACTTTTTTAGAAAAAAGAGATACAAGTTTTATATCAGAATTTAATGGTACTGGCACACAAGGGCAACCAAAATATTATGCTAATTGGGATGAATTTAACATAATAGTAGCACCTACACCAGCTGCGGCTGATACAGTACAGATAAATTACATTAAAGATCCACCTGAATTTACTTCAACTAACCAAACCTATTTAGCTAAATATCAAGAATCTATGTTATTGCATGGTGTGTTAACAGAGTGTTTTAGATTTTTAAAAGGACCCATGGATATGTACAATCTATATGAGAAGTACAGAATTTTGCCCTACAACAAATGGGTAGAAGAAGACGAGCTGAGTATGACGATGGAGTTCCTAGAATAAAGATTCCAAGTCCTACTCCTAACACAAATTAATAAGGAGGCCAATTATGGCAATAACAACAAACGCAATCTGTGATTCTTTTAAAAAAGAATTACTACAAGGAAAGCATGATTTTGATACATCATCTGACACATACAAGTTAGCGATGTATACGAGTTCTGCAACTTTAGGTAAATCAACTACAAACTATACAACATCTAACGAAGTGTCATCACCAAACTATTCAGCTGGTGGTGGAACTCTTGTTAACCAAGGTGTTAAAGTTTCATCGTCTGTAGCTATTACAGATTTTGCTGATTTATCTTTTCAAAACGTTACTCTTACTGCAAGAGGAGCTTTAATCTACAACACAACAACTGACGGTGGATCATCTACTACTGACGCTGTTGCTGTATTAGATTTCGGTGGAGATAAAACTGCGACTGCAGGTACATTTACAATTCAGTTCCCTGCATTCACAACATCTGCTGCGATCTTAAGATTAGCATAAGGATTAAAATGATATGGCCACTGGATGGGGACGAAAAACATGGGGTGCATCAGAATGGGGAGACCTTTCTGACGAGATAGTTTCCGTTAGTGGCATATCATTAACATCATCAATTGGTTCTGAATCAGTTACAGCAAACGCTGATGTAAGCGTTTCAGGAATTTCATTATCATCTAGTATCGGAACTTCAGTCGCTGGAACTTCAGCATTAATTAGTGACCCTGGACCAGTTACAATGTCTATTGGTGTTGGTAGCACCGTTATAGGTATTGGAGTCCCAGTCACTGGTATTTCACAAACATCAAGCATAGGAACGGCTACTGTAGATGAAACTACTCTTACAGGAGAAGGTTGGGGTAGAGGTGAATGGGGGGAATTTGCTTGGGGTGATAATTTTTCAGTGCAAGTAACAGGACAATCTTTAACATCATCTATTGGAAACGAAACAGCATTTACTGATGTAACGGTTGCTGTGAGTGGATCTCAAGCAAGCTTCACACAAGGTAGTTTCTCATTACAAATTGATGGAGATGTATTTGTTAATGCTGCAGAAGATCAATTAGATTTCACTCAGGGTTCTACTTCCATAACTGGAGATGCAAATGTATCTGTATCTGGAATATCTATAACATCTTCACAAGGAATTACTGTAGGAGGTCTTAAAACTCCAGTCCCTGTAACAGGAAGTCAAGCATCTTTAACACAAGGAAATATTACTTTAATTCAGAGCACGAATGAGTCAGTAACGGGCATTGCTGCTACCATGACACTTGGACAGCATTCTGAAATACCTGCACAAATAGTGGGAGTATCAGGACTATCAATTACATCATCTTTAGGAGAAGAAGGTCCTGTAACAGGTGATGCTTTAGTAACACCTTCGGGTATACAATTGACAGGATCCGTAGGAAGTCCTAATATTACTTCGTGGAATGAGATAGATTTAGGGGTATCTAATACGTGGACGGTAGTTGATTTGGCTGCCTGATTCATGTAAAATATTAAATTATTAAGGAGAATTTTTTATGGCATCAAGTTATTCAAGTGATCTTAAACTAGAGCTAATGGTGACCGGTGAAAACGCTGGTACATGGGGTGATAAAACAAACACAAATTTAAATTTAGTACAACAAGCAATCGCTGGTTTTGAACAAGTAACTTTATCGAGTGGTGGAACATTAGCACTTGTAATGTCAGATGGTGCTTTATCAAACGCAAGAAATTTAGTTATTAAATTTGCTACTGCAACAATTGCAGCTAGCACAGTTTGTACCATACCAGATTCAATAGAAAAATTTTATATCTTTGATTGTTCAGGATTAACAAATCCATCAAATCTTACAATTAAAACTGCATCAGGAACAGGATTTTCTCCTGACGCTGCAAAAATTTATGCAGCATATTCAGATGGAACAAATTTAAATGAAGTTTCTCTTGATACTTTAGGAGGAACTATAGGTACAGCTCAAGTAGCAGACGATGCAATTACGAATGCAAAAATTGCAGACGATGCAATTCGAGCTGCACAAATTTCTGACAACGCAGTTGTAACTGCAGCAATTAATGATGATGCCGTGACTCAAGCAAAAATTGCAGACGATGCTGTTGGTGCCGATCAACTTGCAAACACATCTGTAACTGCAGGATCTTACACATCTTCATCAATTACTGTGGATGCTCAAGGAAGAATTACTGCAGCTTCTTCAGGATCTGCAGGCGGTGGTGGTTTTGAATTAAAAAGATTATCACAAGGACCAAGTTCAGGAACTCATACTGCATCTCCAAATGCTAGTTTTATAGGCGCATACCTCTTTGGCGGAGGTGGCGGAGGCGGAGGAGGCGCAAGACGGCCAGGCCCACATAGAGGTGGAACTGGTGGAGCAGGCGGTTTCGGATATTACGGCTCACCTATTTCTCAACCTTTTTCACAACCATTTACAATCGGTGGAGGTGGATCTGGTGGAAGCGGAGGCTTCGATAACGGAAATTCTGGAAACGCTGGAAATGCAACAACACTAACAAACATTGGAACTGCAAACGCAGGTGGAGGCGGTCAAGGTGCTTCTGGAAATAATGGTAGCACAGGAAGTGCAGGTAATGCACCGGGGGCAAGCTTAACATACAGTCCAAGATCTTTCTTATTTGCATTTGATCCAGGTTCAGGTGGAAATCCAGGACAAGGAAATCAAAGTGATACCATGGGACAGGGTCAAGCTGGTGGAGGAGGCCAAGGAGGTCTTCTTGCAGTTTTTGAAAATACGGGGGCATAATGGCATACATAATTTTTGATAAAGGATCTAATCAAATAGGAAGAATTGCAAAAGATCAATCATTTATGGAAAATAATAAAGGTTGGAATGATGAACATGTTGATGTTGTAGAAATAAGTGATACAGATTTTAATAATTTTAAAGAAGGAATTACAAATTTTGTATCAAGAGATGGGGACAATATTACTTGGGAAACAATAAACCCTCCGATAAAATTTACACATCAATCTGATTTGCAAGCACAAATACAAAATATTGTAAATCACATTGACAAATGGTTTGAAACTGAAACTAATAAAGATAGACCTATGGCTAGTGATGTTACAACTTATAAACAAGTCCTTGAAAATATAAATGTTTCAGCTTTAATAACTGATCCAAGCGCAGATGCCACACAAGATGAATCATTTAATTATTCAGATGGTACACCTTTGAACAAATCATTGGAAAAACACGTTATAGATCAAGGGCAAACTGCTTTTCATCCATTAGAATTACTTTAATCTTTACTTAAAATTTCTAAATAGTATAAACGTTAGGGATGTTTGAGAAAGAAATTCAATTTATTTGTCACAAAGATTATGTTGATTTTGGTGAAGACAAGCCAACACCTATTAAATTAAATATTCCTAATTGGTTTAAAAAATTACAACACGGCACATTAGAGGGAATGCAAAAAACTGTTAAAGGTTGTATGCCTTTTCTAGATACTTTAACCACAGGTTATGTTCTTAAAGTTGTTCAAGATATTCAAATTGAACACAATGTTTATAATGAGGAAACAAAAGTAAAAGATAGTTTTTATACAGTGCAAGAGACTTTTGAAAATATGTTAATGGCTAAAGGTATGAATTTTAATAAACAACAATTTCAAACTCATCCCCCTTTTCAATTGGAGGGATCTCCTTATATAGAAAAAAATAAAAACCTACCTTTTTATAAAATAATAAATCCTTGGGTTATTAAAACACCTCCAGGTTATTCATGTTTGTTTTTACCCCCTCTTAATAATTCAGATGATAGGTTTTCAATAATACCAGGTATAGTTGATACAGATAAATTTACTCAAGAAATAAATTTTCCTATCGTCATAAATGGAGATAAATATCAAACCTTAAAAACTATTTTAAAAAAAGGGACTCCATATGTACAAGTTATTCCATTTAAAAGAGAATCGTGGAAAATGAAATTAGTTGGTAAGACAACTGATGAATTTAATAAAAAAAAATTATTTTATCCATTCACTTTATTACATAATTATAAAGAAAAGTTTTGGAGTAAGAAATCATTTAAATGAAAAAATATATAAAAATTTTTGATAATGCGATTGAATATAAGACATTAGGTAATTTTATAAGATATGTTAATACTGTTGATTTTCAAGATGCTAAAGTTGGTGATGGCGTTGTAGATAAAGCAATAAGAAACACATTTACATTTCCCTTAAATAATCATGGTAAATCTTTTACTACTGTGCATTGGAATAATTATTTATGGTACGCTTTAAATACATATATAAAAAAATATGCCTCTGAATTTAGACATGTAGAATGGAAATTTTTAGAAACAATAGAAGTTTTAAAATATGAAGAAGGTGGTTTTTATAGGGAACATGTGGATGATTTCAGAGAAAATCCAAGAACTTTAAGTGGTATTTTTTTAATGAACAATGATTATGAAGGCGGTGAGTTATGTTTTAATTTGGAGGATGAACAAATAATTATTGAAACCTTACCAAATAGATTAATACTTTGGCCTAGTAATTTTTGTTTTCCCCATGAAGTTAAACCCGTAAAAAAAGGAATAAGATATTCATTAGTAACATGGGCACGATAAAAGATTTTAAATATAAAAAAATAAAAAATTTTCTTACAGAAGATGAAGTTATATTATTAAAAAAATATTGCATAATTAAACACAGATTAAATTTTTCTAATTTTGATATGTTACAAAACATTAATCACGATACCTTTTTTTATGGTGATCCTTTGATGGAATCACTTATGCTTCAAAAGAAGAGTCTTATGGAAAAAGAGACGGGTTTGGAATTGTTACCAACTTATTCATTTTGGCGATTATATAGTATGTTTGCAACTTTAGAAAAACATAAAGATAGACCCTCTTGCGAAATCAGTGTTACTATTATGATTGATTCAGATAAAACAAAATGGCCAATTTATATAGAGGGTAGTGAAGTAGAACTAGATCCAGGAGATGCAGTAGTGTATCTTGGATGTGATCTTGATCATTGGAGAAATGAGTTTTTAGGTGATTACCATATACAATCATTTCTGCACTATGTAGATAAAAACGGACCAAACAAAGAATGGTTTATGGATAAACGTCCTTTATATGGACTTGATAAATAGGAGATAAATATGCTTATAAAACAATTTAAAGATGGATCAGCTAATATAATTTTTACTGAAGATGAAAAAAAAATTATTAAGGAAAAAGGAATTTTACAATTTACACCAGAAGGTCTTAGACATTTTGGTAATAATCTTGTTAAATTAGTGGTTGATTGGAATGCTAATTTTTCTGAAGATGTTAAAAATTTAGATAGTAAATCTGGAGATATAGAGACCTCTTAAAAAACATGGTATAATAAGTCATGCCATTAACAAAAGTAAATATAGCCCCTGGATTCAATAAACAAGTTTCACAAACTGGTGCAGAAGGTCAGTGGACTGATGGTGATTTTGTGAGATTTAGATATGGTTTACCTGAAAAAATAGGTGGATGGGAACAAATTTTAGAAAGCACAATAATTGGTGCAGCAAGAGAACAGTTTGTATGGGCTGATTTAGATGGTAGAAAATATGCTGCAATAGGAACAAATAAAGTATTAGTGATTTATTATGAAGGAGCTTTTTTTGACATAACTCCATTAGGAACAGCTTTAACAAGTTGCACATTTGACACTGTAAATACTTCAGCAACAGTTACCGTTAACAAAGCAGCACATGGTCTAGAGCCTGGAGATATATTTTTATTTAGCTCTGTGACACCACCAACAGGAGCAGGATATGTTGCATCTGATTTTACAACAAATCCTTTTCAAGTAGTAACTGTACCAGGAAGTGATACCTTTACAATTACCATGGCAAGCGCAGCAGGAACAACGGTCAACGGATCAGGGTCAGCAACAGTTACTCCATACATAAAACCAGGAGCTTTAGGTTCAACATTTGGATTTGGTTGGGGCACAGGACTTTGGGGTGGTGGTCAACAAGTATTTAGCACATTAAATGGAGCACTATTAGATGATACTGCTGGGACAGGAGGAGTAGGGACTTCCATCACACTCGCATCTACTTCAGGATTTCCAAGCACAGGAACAATTAAAGTTGGAGCAGAATTTATTTCTTATACAGGAATTTCATCAAACGACCTAACAGGCATAACAAGAGCAGCAGCAGGAACAAGATCCGCACATTCAAGTGGTGCAGGTGTTGAAGTATTTACAGGATGGGGTATAGAATCGTTATCTCAAACATTAACAGTTGATCCTGCATCTTGGTCTTTAGATAATTTTGGACAACAGCTTATTGCTACAATTAAAAATGGTCAATCTTTTTCTTGGAATCCTATCAACTCTAATTCGAATGCTTTGAACACAAGAGCTACAATAATATCAAACGCACCAACTGCATCAGTTATGTCTTTAGTTTCTGATAGAGACAGGCATTTGATAATGTTGGGAACTGAGACAACGATAGGATCTCCTGGAACACAAGATAAATTATTTATAAGATTTTCAAATCAAGAAGATATAACTGATTACACACCTACCTCAGTTAATACTGCTGGAACATTTAGAGTAGATCAAGGTACAAAAATTGTAGGTGCTGTTCAAGGTAAAGACTATACCTTAATTTTAACAGATAACGCTGCGTATGTAATGCAATTTGTAGGGCCTCCTTTTACTTTTTCTATAAGGCAAGTAGGTTCTAATTGTGGATGTATTGGTCAACACGCCATGAAATATGTAAATGGTGCAGTTTATTGGATGGGTGAGTCTGGAGGATTTTTTGTGTTTGACGGTACAGTAAAATCATTACCATGTGCTGTGGAAGATTTTGTATTTACAACTAAAAATGGTAATAACCTTGGTGTAAATTTTTCTGCTGGGGAATCAGTGTATGCAGGTCTAAATCATTTATATGAAGAAATTTGTTGGTATTATCCACAAGCAACATCTGATTTTAACGATAGATATGTATGCTATAATTATCAAGATAGAACTTGGGTGACTGGCTCTCTATCAAGAACTACTTGGGTTGATGCAAATCTTTTTTCAAATCCATATGCTACAGAATTTACCTCAACAGGTGTTGGTAGTTTTCCTACTGTTCAAGGTGTTACAAATATAAATGGATCAACAAAATATTATGAACATGAAAAAGGAGTTGATCAAGTAGATACTGCAGGTAATAAAACTGCGATACCTGCATTTATTGAATCAGGAGATTTTAGTTTAAATCCTGATGGCACTAATGCTGAATTTTTTATGAGTATGAGAAGATTTGTTCCTGATTTTAAAACCATACAAGGTAATGCTCAAGTTACAATTTTACTTAGAGATTTTCCTAGTGATACAGAGGCATCGTCTCCTTTAGGGCCATTCACGGTCACCGGATCAACTAAAAAAGTAGATACAAGAGCTAGGGCTAGATTTGCTAGTTTAAAAATAGCTAATACATCTACTGATGAAAATTGGCGTTTTGGAACTTTCAGAGCTGATGTACAATTAGATGGAATGAGGGGATAATGTTAACTGTAAATGATTTGATAGGTCTTAATTATTCTAATTTAAGAAATCCGATTATACCACGACAAGATATGAATCTTAATCAACCTTTTTTAAATAGTAATTATCCTCAACCAGAATTTTTTCCAAATGATCAACAGGGTTCCTTAAATGTCAATATGGGTGCTACAGGAACTATTCCAATGGCAGCAAATATAAATACACAACCTTTGATAGGTGAAAAATCTGGAATAGCTCCATTACTTACTGCTGGCACTAATATGCCTCTAGATTATGAAGAGATGATACAAAGAGATGATTCTATTTTAACACCAAAAAGAAAAACTTCAGGTTTAGAAAATATTTTACAATTAGCTATTTCAGCAGCAATACCGGGAGCAGGTTTTTTGATGAGGGGGTCAAAAGGATTAGCGGGATTAAATAGAAGAATACAACAATCTGATTTTGGTCAAGCAACATCTTTAGCAGATTATTTAGATATGCAAAGATATGGAGGTTTACAAGGTAGATTAGATGCTGCTGCTAGAAATATGGCTCAGGCTAGAGGTATTCAAAAGAAAATAGATTCTGGAATGTATGATGATAAAGGTTCAGGAGGAATAGGTGATAGAGGAAGAGGTCAAACACCAACAAAAACAACTTCTTCAAAAAAATCAAGCAGTAGACAATCAAGACAAACTTCAGGATCTGGGGGGTTACATAGTAATTATTAATTATGGCAAGAGTAGATATCGTAATTCCTGAACCAACACCCGTTTATACTGAGGAAAACCAAAGACAAGTAACTCAGTCATTACGAACAATGCAGGATAAATTAAATACTTCTTATCAACAAGAATTGAAGAACGAACAAGATATTTTTACATGGTTTATATCTAATTAAAATTAATGTTAATTGTTATTCTTAAATTTTCATCAGTTTGAGAAACACTTCTGTGTTTAATATCACCATTAAATAATAATAAAGTATTTTCTGTGCTTTCTATTATTTTACCATTTTCAAATTCAGTTCTACCATTATTTGTATTTACAAAAAATAAAGCTACTTGATGTTTTTGATTGTCATCAGTATGCCAACCATGAAAGTAATGTTTTTCTTTTCTAGTATAAGCATTAGCTTTTGCTCTGATAATATAATTGTATTTTAAACGTCCTAAGATAGGTGAAAGTATTTGATTGAAATGACCACTTTGTTGTTTATTATAAGAAAAAAAATTATGTGCTAAATAAAAATCTCCTTGATCATGACCAGGTGATGTAATGAAATCATCGTAGTACCATTCGAAATTTCCTTTTAAAATTGTGTTTTTTAAATTTTCAAATATAGATTTATTTTCAATAAAGTTATTTATTATTTCCATAAATTAGTCTATACTATATTAAATGACTATTAGATACAAAAATCAAGGTTTCAAACAAGCTAGCACAGGTAAGACCACGGTGTTTACATGTCCAAGTGATGCAACATGTATAGTTAAAAGTATTTATTGTGCAAACAACGATGGATCATCAGCCGTATTAGTAAATATGAATTTAGTGGACTCATCTGATTCAAGCACAGAGTATGAATTTTTTAGAGATGATGTGGCTGCTAAATCGCAAGTAAATGCAACTCCTCAAGGTTTAAATTTAGAAGCTGGAGATGCAATCACAGTACAAGCAGCTACTGGCAGTAATACAATTCAAGGTGCTATAAGTTATGCACAAATAGATAGATCCCAGGAGAATGGCTAGACAAAAGTTTACACATTTTGTACCCAGACCAAAACCGAGAAAACGTCCTAGAAGACATACTAAAAATGTAAATAAAAAAACAAAACTTCAACATAATAAAAAATATAATAGACAAGGCAGACCTCAGTAATGTCTATAGAAATTAATTTATTACCTGAATATAAAAAAAGTATATTAGAAAATAAAGTTACCTTAGTTAAAAATTTTTCTAAAATATCAACAGAATATGATTTTAATTCTTTAGTTAATTTTATTGAAAATTATGATCCAAAAATTTTACAAAAAACAAATGGAGATGTTTTTCAATCATGTTTTTCTATACCAAGATTACAAGGTCATTTTCATGACTTTTCATACTTTCAAAATTTTTTAAGAGAAGTTTTTAATTATACAAAACAAGACATGGATGGATGTGATATTTTTTTTAGTTTAAAAAGTGGTGCGGGTGAATGTCATTCAGACGAGGAAGATGTTTTTTTAATAGGTTTAAATGGCACCACAAATTATAAGACGATCGGAAAAGAAATAAATAATTACCAAATTAGTAAAGGGGATTTACTATTTATACCTAGAGGAATTCTTCACAAAGTAATTCCACTAAGTTCTAGAATAGTTCTTTCCATAGCCTTTTGGGGTTGCAAAAGATAATTAAATATATTAAAAATTAATATGACTGATTTACCAAAAATACCAGCAGAGGCAGTAGAAATAATTAAACATAAAAGAACGGGTAAAGTATATGATAGTAAAGCTGATTTTGATGCTGATGTTGCTGATCCCAATACTGATACTACTGCTGATGATTTTCGACAAGACTTACAAATAAAAGTTACGAGAGTTGGAGCCATTGGTGCTAAAACCAAAAAATGATTCTTAAACAAATAGAGAATTTTTTTCCACGTCTTGAATTTTTAATACCTGAAATTAAAAAATTTAAATTTTTAAATCAAGATGAATGGAATAAGGAATATGGTGCAAATTGTAGTTGGCCTGGTTTAAGGACAAAAAATTTAATTTCTGAAAACGTTTTTTTATACGAATACATTAATACATTAATTTTTATGAATTATAAAATTTTTGAACCTGGTAATTATTCAATTGAAACTTTTTTTCATCTTAGATTTAAAGAAGATGATACAAAAGATTGGATACATAAGGATCCAGAAGATTATGCAGGTTTAATTTATTTAAGTGATACAAATTTAAATTCAGGCACAAGATTATATGATGAAAAAGAAAATGTCATAAATGATATTAAATTTATTAAAAATAGAGGAATATTTTATTCTGGAGATTACTTACACAAAGGTTATGGACATTTTGGATCAAATGTGCAAGATGGCAGACTTACTTTAAATATATTTATATCACGAAAATGAAACC